CCGGACACGGCGCCGGCGGCGGCGTCCGGCGCCGCCGCGTCCCCGCCTCGCGTTGCACCCGTAGTGCGCCGCGCGCAGGTTGTCCGGGTTCCACCAGTCCCCGCCGTCCTCGAGCGCGACGACGTGGTCGACGGACGCCGCAAACGTGGTACGCGGACGCGCGTCGCGGTCGATCAGGAGTCCGCACAGTTGACAGATCCACCCGTCCCGCTCGAGGACGACCAACCGGACACGGGTCCACCGACCGCGGTACGCGGGGTCCGCCATACCGGCAACGATCGCACACCGGTCGCCTACCGCGTGCGGTACGGCTGATGTGCCGATCTGGCACAACGCAGGACAGAAGTCCGGCGGGGTCGTATGTCCGTTCGATAGGGTTCCGGCATGGGTCATAAGCCGATCAAGGACCTGCGCTGCGGGATGCGGCGGTCGTACCAGTTGGGCTGTCGCTGCGCCGTGTGCGTCGCAGCGAACGCTGCGTACCAACGGCGCTACCGCGCTCGAGGCGCCGTCACGGTCCGCACGGAGTCCGGCGCGTCACTGACCTACCGCGAACAGACGCTGCCGTTCGAGCGGCGCACGGCATGACCGAAACTCAAGGATGGTTCCTGATCGTGGAGGTCGGGATACTCGCCGTCGCCGCGCTGCGTTCGCTGCTGCGCTGATGGCTGCCACCGGAGCAGAGCGGTCCCGTGCGTGGCGCGAGCGGCGCAAAGCGGAGGGGCTGCGTCTGCTCCACGGTCGGTTCGTGGCCGAACCGGCGCGACCACGACCGCCGGAGCACGGCGCGAACGGCTACGCCTACCGCGGCTGTCGTTGTCGCGTGTGTCGCGACGGAATCAACGAGGCGCAGCGCGAACGTCGCCTCGCGCGCCTCGCGCCCGACGCGGTGGACCGATGAGGGACGCCGACCCGGACGACGACGAACTGCGCGCGCTGCTCGAGGCGGAGTCCAGATCGCGGCACCCGTCGAACCCGCGCAGCGCGATCGACCCGCCGGTTTTTGAGTCGGCCCGCGGCAGGACCCCGCCTCGCCGTCCTCTCTCTCCCGAACGTCCCGGAAACGGCGAACACTCACAGTTACCGCCGGATATGCTCGGATCATGACCGATACCGCGCCGACTCCCGTCGACGGCGCCGACGCCGGCGCACTGGCCGTCGACTGTCCGCACTGCCTCGCGTCCGCCGGGTTCCCATGCCGGTCCGCCGGGTCGATCACGACCGCCCGACCGACGGCGCCTCATGCGTCGCGTAGGGCGGCGGCGTCCGTCCACCCGTGACCTGTGCGACGCCGTGCCCCGTCCGCCTCGCCTCCCCGGGTTCGGTCCGCCGGTACGCAAACGGGGACGCGTGGAGCGGTCCGTCGATTCCCTCGCGAAGCATCTGCGGACGTTGGGGCAGTCCGACCCGTACACGGACGCGCAGATCGCAGCGGCGCGCACGACCGGAGCGTCCCTGGACCGCCTCGAGGCGGACGGCGAACGGTCGGAACACGTAGTCGGTTCCGTCGCGCGGGTACACGCCGCGATCCTCGCCGAACTGCGTCCCGTCATCGGTCCCGCGGGTGACGCGTTCGACCGACTTATCGCCGAACTGTCCGCCGCGGTGGGGGACCCGCCGGCGTCCTGAGCGGTCCACGACCGGCGGCGCCGTCGCCGTCATCGGTCGATCGTTGGGCGTGACCCTGCACCCGTGGCAGGTCCACGCCGCCGCCGTCGCCGGCGAACTGGTCCCGGACCCCGATACCGGTCGACCGGTCCACGCCTACGACACGGTGGTCCTGTCGCTGCCACGGCGCGCCGGTAAATCGCTGCTGGTGCTGCTGTGGCTGCTGCGGGTCATGTTCGCCGGTCGCGGTATGCGGTCGTGGTACACGGCGCAGTCGCGTGCGGACGCCGTCGTCACGCTGCGCGATGAATGGGTCCCGACCGTGGAGATATCCGGCCTCGCGCCGTTCATCGGCTCGAGACTGTCGAACGGGTCGGAGGCGTTGTACGTCCCTCGCCTCGCGTCCGCGTCCCGTGTGTTCGCGCCGACGCCGGCGTCACTGCATGGGCAGGCCGGCGACCTGATCGTGTTCGATGAGGCGTGGTCCTTTACGGCGGCGCGCGGCGCCGAACTGGAGATTGCCTCGCGTCCGCTGATGGCAACCCGTCCCGGCGCGCAAACCGTGATCGCGTCCGCCGCCGGCGACGTCGATTCGACCTGGTGGCTCAACTGGCTCGAGCGCGGCCGCGCCGCCGTCGCCGCCGATACCGGTCGCGGTATCTGTCTGCTCGAATGGTCCGCCGACGTCGCCGGCCTGGACCACGCCGACCCCGCCGTGTGGATCGCGTCGCACCCTGCGATTCGACACGCCGGCTATCCGGACGGGACGATCCCGCTCGCGTTCCTCGAAGCGGAGTACGAACGCGACCCGGCGAAGTTCGTTCGGCTGTACCTGAACGTCACGGACCGCGCCGGGACCGCCGGTACCCCGTTCGACGTCGACCGCTGGGACGCGCTCGCAACGACCTGGAACCGTCGCGGCGCCGTCGCGTTCGGGATCGACTCAAGTCCGGATCAGGCGTCAACCGCGGTGCTTGTCGCCGGGATCCGCCGCGGCGTCCCCGTGCTCGAGGTCGCCGACTACCGACCGGGGCAATGGTGGGCAGTCGAACGGGTCGCTGAACTGTGCGACCGGTACAACCCGGTCGCGGTCGGCCTCGATCCGGTCGCGCCGGTCGGCGCGATCGCTGCGCCGCTGCGCGCCGCCGGCGTCCCCGTGGTCGATCTCCAACTCCGCGACATGACCGCGGCCGCGGCGCAGTTGGTCGAAGCGATACGGACGTCCAGTGTCCGGCATGTCCCCCACCCGGTCCTAGACGCCGCGATCGCCGGCGCGCGACGTCGACACGTCGGCGACGGGTCGTGGCTGATCGGGCGCGTCGATTCCGGCGTCGACGTCTGCGCGCTGGTCGCCGGGTCGATCGCGCGCTATCTGCACCCGGACGTCAATCAGTCGGCGCCGGGAGTGTTCTGACCCGCCGTCCGAAAACCGCTAGCACCCCACCTGAGCAGGCGCGATGCCGGCCGCCGGAGCTCATTTTCCCACGGTCCGTGACTGGAATCCGGACAGTTACCACCCTGGGCGGTCGTCCTCCGATTTATTTGCGATTCCCGGACTGCCCGCACCTACCACCCATCGCGATGACTGTGCGCCCGGCAGACAGTCACACGGCGCCCGTGCGGCGTTGACGCGACGGGTCAGTCACGGAACGATCGCGCAGCGTGGGGTTACGGTCGTGGCTGTTCCCTCGAGCGGACCCGACGCAGTCCCTCGAGCAACAAATTTCCGCGTACATCGCGGACCGCCTCGAGGACCTAGACGTCTGGCAGTTACCGACCGTGGTCGCCGGTCGACAGTTGACCGCCGACGTCGTCGCGACGATGCCCCTGGTTGCCGTCCGCGGCGCGGAACGTGTCGACCCGACCCCGCCGCTGCTGCGCCGTCCGGATCCCCGCGAACCGCTGCGCCTGACCCTGGAACGGATGGTGAACCAACTGTCCCGGCATGGGGTCGTGTTCTGGCGGATCTACGAAAACGGCTCGGACACCTATCCGCTTGCGATCCGGGTCCTCGATCGGTCCCGGGTCAACTACGAACTGTCGAACACCGGCGACGAAGTGACCGCCGTATGGGTCGACGGGATCCGGGTCCCCGACCTGCGCACGATCCGCTATCTCTCGTTCGTCAATGACGGACTGTCCCCGATCGGCACCGCGCCGCTGCTCGAGGTCCGCGCCGCGCTCGAACAACTGATAGCCGTCTATCGGTTCAGTTCCACCTACTACGACACGACCGCCGCCGTTCCGCCGTACGCGATCAAGCACCCGACCCGGCAGACCGCGACGCAGGCGCAAGAGTTTATGAACCAATGGGCCGCGGCTCGCGCTGAACGCCGACCGGCGTTCCTGTCCGGCGGGGTCGACCTGCAAACGTTCGACCCGCAGTCCGCCGCCGACGCGCTGCTGTTGGACGCGATCGAATACCTGGACGCCGTCGCCGCACGGTCGCAGCAGATCCCGCCGTCACTGCTGAACGTCGCGTCGCTGTCCGGGTCGTTGACGTACGCGACGACGCAGGACGAAATGCGCCGCTGGTTGCAGTTGGCGTTGTACCCCGGCTATCTGTCGCGGATCGCGGCGGCGTTCACCGACATGCTGCCCCGTGGTACGGACGCCGTGTTCGACACGTCGAACCTGGTCCGGATGGATCAGGCGGGACGGATCAGTCTGTACGCCGCGTCGATCGCCGCCGGGATCCACACGCCGGAAGAAGCACGCGCGCTCGAGGGACTGCCGGCGGCGCCGGCGGCGGTCCCCGTCCCCGTGTCGCCAAACGTGGAGGGACTGTGACATGCCGACCGCGCTGATGTACCGGGACGCGCCGATCGTGCGCGCCGACCCCGACCGCCGAACGATCACGGTCCAACTGTGCGCCTGGTCGACCCCGGCGGACGTCGTGGAGGAGGACGGGACCCGCTACCGCGAACAGTACGAACCCGGCGCGCTCGAATTGGCGCCGGCGGTCCACGTGGTCGACCGCCATCATGGGTCGCTGATCGGACGCGCCGACCCGGACACGTTCGACCCGGCAGGACCGACCGTCGACCTGATCGTCGCGCCGACCGCCGCCGGACGCGACGCAATGGCGCTTGTGGACGCCGGCGTGATCCGGTCCGTGTCGATCGAAATTGAGGACGTCCCCGGCGGCGCGACCGTGGACCGTGCGTCGCGTCTGGTGACCCGGACCCGCGCACTGGTCCACGGCGTCGCGCTTGCGTTCCGTCCACAACTGGACGCGCCGATCCTCGCCGTCCGCGAAACACCAACCGACCCCGACCCCGATCCCGACGACCCCGAACCCGAACCCGATAGCGAGGACCCCGACATGCCTGTCATCGATACCCCGACCATTCCCGACCGTCCGCCCGCCGGCGCCGGCGACGACCTTGTCACCGGCGCGCTGTTGACCCGGTCGCTCGATCTGCTGCGCGATGAGATCCGCCGCGACGTGATCGCCGGCGCACCCGGCGAAGCGGGACACGCGCTCGCGCGGTTCCGGTCCCTCGATGAGTACACGACCGCCGCCTATTCTGACCCGTCGCTGCGCGGGCTGCTGGTTCGTGCGCTGGTCGATCAGATCACGACGAACAACCCCGGCGTGATCCCGCCTGGTTGGGTGACGCAGGTCTACGGGATCGTGGACCGTGGTCGCCCGACGATCACGGCGTTCGGAACGGCGCCGCTGCCGGATGCCGGGATGGACGTCAACTGGCCGTACTTCAACGGGGATCTGTTGGCGCTGGTCGGCGAACAGACCGCGCAGAAAACCGCGATCACGTCGGTACGGGTCGATCTGCTGCGCGGCACCGAGAACCTGCGGACATGGGCCGGCGGATCCGACATCAGTTACCAACTGCTGCGCCGGTCGGAACCGTCCTACCGGGACGCCTACATGCGGATCATGTTCGCCGCGTATGCCGCGGTGACGAACGTCGCCGCCGGCGCCGACGTGGTCGCCGCCGCAACCGGACACGTCGAATACGACCTCGCCGGCGACACGACCGGCGACGCGTTCCGCGCGGCGTTGTTCGCTGCGTCCGTCGCCGTCCAGACCGCGACCGGCGCACCTGCGTCTTTCGTCCTCGCCGCGTCGGACGTGTTCGTCAAGTTGGGCGGGATGCCGGGACTGTTCCCCGCGACCTACGGGACCGCGAACGTGTCCGGCACGGCGGACGCCTCAAGCCTGTCGATCAACGTGTCCGGCCTGCAGGTGATCCACGACGCCGGCCTGCCGGCGGGGACGCTGATCGTGTCCAATTCGATCGCTGCGGACTGGTTCGAGGACGGACCGTTCACGGTCGCCGCGGAGGACGTGGAGAAGTTGGGGCAGAACGTCGCCGTGTGGGGACTGGGCGCGTTCGCTGCGCAGATCCCCGCCGGGATCGTGGTCCTGTCCGACACGATCCCGTTGACGGCGACGCGTTCGTCCCGCTCGAGCAAGTCCGCCGACTAGACCGGACGCCGTGACCTGGACGCCGACGCCGCCGGCAACGATCCCCGATCAAGCCGCGATCCTCGATCTGTTGACGCGGCAGGGCACCGACCCGCCGACCGGTCCCTACATCACCCCGGACGACCTCGCCGCGGCGTGGCAGGCGTTCATGTCCGGCGACTATTGGCGGACCCCGCCGGACCGGGTCGTCAATGGCGCGTTCGGGATCTGGCAGCGCGGCGGCGGACCGTTCACGACGCACGGGTCCTATTCCGCTGATCGTTGGCGGATCTTGAACAACGGGGCATCGACGCAGTCCGTGACCCGCGTCCAGGACTCCGCAGAATCACCGACCCCGTACTACGTCCGCGACAACGTCGCCGGCGGCGCCGCCGCCGCGGACGCCGCACGGATCGCGACCTATCTCGAGGACGTCCGCACGTACAACGGCGAAACGATCACCGTGTCGTTCGAGGCGCGCAGTCAGTCCGGCGCCCGTGACCTCGCCGTCTCCCTCGAGCAGTACTTCGGGATTGGCGGCGCGCCGTCCGCGTCGGTGAACACCCCCGCCGGCAAAGTGTCGTTAGACGCGTCCACGACGTGGCAGGGGG